TATGTCAGTTTTCTTGGTTCTGTATGCCGTTCAAAAGTAATAAGGAAAGCGAAGCATACCAAAAATCAAAAGACGTCGCTTTATATGTTTACGCAAATTATGAGAATTTAAGCGACATAACGAAGGGCGCATTATACTACCATGCAGATTATATAAATCCTAAATGGAAACTCGAAAAAACTACAGTAATCGGTAGACATATTTTTTATAAGGAAAGTGGAAAATACTATGATGCAAAAACTGAATCTGCAACTGAAGGACGATCATTCAAAACACTCATTTTTACTACTGATGGAAGAGATTTCCCTTAACAGTGTAAAGAACGCAGTTGAATGGATCTTTGAAGCAAACTTCGCAGAGGAACGTCCAGAATTATTGAATATGATTATCACATCTCCAGGTGGAGATTTGAACGCAGCTTTTGCTTTGATTGACACAATGCGTGGTTCAGCAATTCCAATTAGAACTATCGGTCTTGGTCAGGTTGCCTCTGCTGGTCTAATGATTTTCATTGCAGGAACTCCTGGCCATAGAATTTTAACACCAAACACATCAATTCTATCGCATCAATACTCATGGGGTGCGATTGGTAAAGAGCATGAATTATTTGCGACTGTTAAAGAATTTGATTTAACAACCAAGAAAATGATTCAACATTACAAAAAATGTACTGGTCTTAGTGAAAAAGAGATTCGCGATATGTTGCTTCCTCCACAAGATATTTGGTTGAGTGCAGTTGAAGCGAAGAAGATGGGTTTGTGTGATCATGTTAAAGAATTATCTTAATGGAGAAGAAAATGCAAAATGATAAAGTATTTGTTATTTCTGTTCTAATTGCAATTATCGCCCTCATCGGCGCCATGGGATTTAATTCCTATGCCGAATTAAAGTCCATGGAGAGAAATATTGAGTCTGCAATTGTAAAGGGTATTGACCCAGTTGCAGTAAAATGCGCCTACAGGTCTGATTCAACGATGTGCGCCATCTACGCCACCAAAGCAAAATAATCCTTGACATTTATTCGCAGTTATAGTATAATTGATACTGTGACTAACTTTGGAAACCTTATATTATGCAAATGATTTTTACAGGTCCGCAAAAATCAAAGAAACGCAAACCGAATGCAAAACAACGTGAGTTGGATGCAAGCTGGGAAGCGTTAAAAAAGAAGTATGCCCCAAAGACTGTTGTTCCCCAAAAAGAGCAACAACTCAGGGACGTATACTCACTTGGAAAACCTGCTTGTCGTGAGACACCTAAGATTCCGAGTCTTCCATTCTCTGGTGCTCCCTGCACCAAAAAGCAATCCCCTGTCTATACTGGCTCTTCTATCAAGGGCATTGGGACAATGCACAAGTCAAATGCCGTTCCAATCTTTAGCGATGAACAGGCAATTGAAATCGCAACGATGCGTCGAAATTAAACTTGATTTACAACCACTTAAAAGGTATAATTGATTATGAACTATGTTGCCAAACGCAATGATCTTCTTGCTGAGAAAATGAAACTCGACAAATTCTTCACGATGTTCTTGGATAAATTTGAGCGGAAGATGGACCCAGAAAATACAAACACTCCAGTTTGGAAATTGTTCAAAAAAGAATCCGCACGGTATAATAAAATTTGTCAGGAAATTAGGAATGCAGAATATTGGATCGCCAAAAATGTTTAACTCATCCAATGAGTTTTCAATGCACATTGAACAGATAGTGCATGAGAAAAAGATTACATATATGGAAGCCGTTCTCCAATATTGTAAAGAAAACTTCATTGAACCAGAAGATATCGCAAAGTTGGTTAATAAATCGCTCAAGGATAAACTTGAGGTAAATTTCCAAGATGAAAATTATCTACCCAAAAAGGCTACTTTGGATGTTGAATAAGTTTCAAACACAAATTCTTGTTGCTGCTTTTGCCATTGTATGGGCAGTCGCAGGGTTAATTTTTATCCATTATGCTGTTGAGAACCGTACTGTGGCATATGACTGTCGTTTGTCTGAAATTTCTCCAGACTTTCCAATAGAAGTGCGGGAACAATGCAGAAAATTGAGAGCAACAAGTGGACGGATTTAAGGCATACCGTTATTACCTAGCAATTAAATTACACTTCACAACTGAGAAATTTAACGTCTTCGAAAATCGAGGTAACGTAAGAGGTTCTCGTGAAGCATTTAATGCTCGTAATGACAGATACATATTTGAAAAGTTGGCAAGAAAGTTTTCTACCGACCGAGATATAATTCAGTTCTTCGTATCAAATTTTGCATACGGAACCGAAGCAGCGATTTATGCTGGACAAGAAGCGGATGATACGCACTTAGAATGGAACAGACGAAAGCAAAGTATCAGTCGAATTTTTATTGACGATTTAGCATCGTTATTGACTTATGTTGAGATAAATAAACTACCGACTTCTTGTATTTTTGATTTTCAGAATAACGAATATCCTGCAGCATTAAAATTATTTTTGGGTAACAAGATTTCAATTGAAACCCTTGTGATAATTAACGAGCTAGACAACGTTGTTGAACATTGGATAAGTAATCCTACAGTGCAACATATTTGGGGTTCTGAATTATTGCGAATAAAAAAGTTGACAGGCTTCGTTAAATACGATAAAATAAAACTTGGGCAAATTTTCAAACATTTTGTAGAAGAATTAGACTGATATGGGTCGCACATATAATAAATCATCAAAGTCCTACGATGATGAGAAATCTAGTGGTCGTTCGGGAAAGCATGCTAGACATACCAATGGTAAAAAAACAGGAGGTATGAGAACGATAAATAGTTATGTTGAAACAGATTATGATCTTGATGATGACGTCTTTGACGATGATATTGAAATAGATGATCATATGGAAATACAACATACTAAACATAAACCGTAATACAATTATACAAAGGAAAATACGATGGATATTCAAACACTCCGTAAAATGCGCAATCAAGACTTCAGCAAAATCGCTGGAGAATTTGATAAAATCTCTAATCCCCAATCTGGCGAGAAGAAGTCATATGACGATGACCGATTCTGGCGTCTAGAGGGCGACAAGGCTGGTAACGGAACAGCTACTATTCGATTCCTACCACGTGTTGAAGGCGACGAGCTTCCTTGGGTTCGTATCTTTTCTCATGGCTTCCAGGGTCCAACTGGCAAGTGGTATATCGAGAACTCCCTAACAACTCTTGGTGACAATGATCCTGTCGGTGAATTGAACACGCAACTTTGGAACTCTGGTTCTGAAGCAAACAAAGAGATTGCTCGTAAACAAAAGCGTAAGTTGAGTTTCATCGCGAACGTTCTTATCGTTTCCGATCCAAAGCACCCTGAGAATGAAGGACAGGTTAAACTGTTCAAATTCGGTAAGAAGATCTTTGATAAGATTATGGATAAGGCGAAGCCAACCTATGAAGATGAAACACCTGTAAACGTGTTTGACTTCTGGGAAGGTGCCAACTTCAAGTTGCGTATGCGTAAGAAAGATGGTTTCACCAACTATGATGAATCTGCATTCTTGGAGCCAGCAGCAATTGGTTCTGATGAGGAGATCGTTGATGTTGCGAAAGCCCAGCATAAACTTGCTGAGTTCCTTGATCGTAAAAACTTCAAGTCTTATGACGAATTGAAGAAGAAACTTGATCAGGTTCTTTCTGGTGATGCGTTTGCTTCTAAGTCTGCCGCAGCTATGTCTGATGAAGACGAAATGCCAACAGCATCTGCTCCTAAGATCGCATCAAAACCTGCGCCTACACCAAAGGCTTCTGTGTCTGATGACGACGAGGAAGATGTTATGTCTTACTTTAAGAAGATTGCTCAAGAAGAATAATTGAGCTAAATGAGAAAAGGGAGCTTCGGCTCCCTTTTTTATGCGTAACGATTTGCCGTATATTTGTTAACGGAAGATTCTTGATTACGTATTGGAGATCTAATAACCTGTGTAGTATTAGAGTTATTAGTAACTGGCGCATTAACAACACTGGTATTGTTCTTAACTCCTTGGCTTGCAGCAGAATTAGCGTTATCAGCTGATTTCTGTTCAACGATATTACCTGTTGTTGGAGCAGCAGCTTCTGGTTTTGAACCACTACCATCTGACTTAAATGGATAGAATGGACCGATAGAAACTTCTTTACCAATTACTGGAACCTTGAATTTAATTTCAGGAATTCCGATTCCTTCAATAAATGATAAGAAACTATCTTTCATGGCAGTAAAGAACTCTCCGATTGGTTTTACGATATGATCGCCGATCCAAGCAGCCATATCGCCGATAACAGCCTTGACCTTTTCTTTGTCGAATAATCCAAATGTCAAGAAGTCTACAATACCAGCAAGACCAGCGATAAGTGCTTTACCGATGTCGCCTGATTCTTGAAACTCTTTGAATCCATCCATAATACCTTCAAATAGAGCACCAACAATCATACCAATGGCAAACACTTTACCAAGTGCTTTTAGAATTGTTTTTGGATTAAACATTGCTTTAAGAGCAGTCATGAATCCTTCGCCCAAGAAACCAGTGATCATGTCAAGGAAACTATCTCCCTTAACCTTTTCTGGTTTCGCTTCAGCTGCCTTACCTTCACCGCCAGCTCTAGTGTTTTCTTCAATCTGTTTTAGAATTCCAATTTCGCTCTCTTGAGCACGTTGACTTTCTTCAGCAGTTTCAGCTCCTTGCATTGCTTCAGCAGCAGTGGCAGTTGGAGATTTTCCAATTATATCTCGTTCAGTTGGATCAGGAGTTAATGCTTTTGCGCTCTTATCATACGAACGATATTGGTTTGTTAGTTCCTCTTTCTTGAGCAACATACTTTTACCAGTCTTAGAAGCAGCAAACTCCTCGTCGCTAATACCATGTTTGGCTTTTAGAGCAGAGATTTTCTTATCATGCTCTTTTATTTCCTTGGCTTTAGTATAAGCACCTTCAGCATCTTCATCGGTAACGTCATTACCCAATGCTCTTTGTTTTGCTTTGAATGCATCTTTGGCTAGAGTCTTATTGAAAATACCACCAACATTTAGCGCACCAAGAACAGTTTTCTTTAGACCACCATTGGCGATACCAAATTTCTGTTTGATACCTTCTTTCTTTTCACCGAAAGACTCACCAATCTTTTGCATAAAGTTGCCACTAGTGTGAATTGCTTTTGCCAATTCACCAATCTTAGCAGACTCTTCAAAGGCAAGTCTATCCATTTCTTCTCTGGTTTTCCAGAATGTTCTGCTACCCTTCAGTTGTTGTTTAGCAACATCAAGTAATAATTCTTGCGTCTTTGAAGCATCAAGTCCACCGTTCGCATTCTTTTGTAACTTCTCATGCTCTTTTGATAGTTCCAGCAACTGTCTGATTGATGACAGTTCTCCAAGAGATGCCTGTTGTGCTTCTAGCAGTTTACCCAAACCTTCTTCGTTTGAGGTTGTCTGCTGTCTGATGCTTGAATTTACTGAGCTGTTACCTGTTCTTTTTGGCATGTTTTATCTCTTGTTAGATTCTATTCTTTTCTTTTCTTCTTCCAAATATTGGATTAACATAGCAACGTAAACTTCACGCTCAAAGGGTATCATATTTTCAATCTCTGCCAAAGAGTATTTGTGGTATTGAAGTAAGGCGAAATTCATTTTATAGTAATTTACCAAACTTTCATGGCAGAGATTCATTAAAAAAAACTTTGCATTCCCTCCAGTGTAACTGAATGGTGTTTATTGCAAATAGGACAGTTATACTCAACTTCCTTCTTAATTCTTGGCATAGTTGTAAAGAACTTTTGAATATTACCAAACTGTGCTGTGTTCAGGTTATTCAAGAACTCAATCAGTTCTTCTTTCTTCTGTTCTTTGCCATGATAAACCTTTTCGCCTTCGTAGATACAATCAATACTATCGGCGATGACATCAAAAATATTATCTACGTCGTCTGTATCCAATTTTTCAAGTCTTGACATAATTTCAATTGATGGGTATTTCATAATAACACCAACGTTACCGAAAAGTTCAATTTTCTTATTATGTTCTTCTGGCACATCAACCAACAATTTTGTAAGGTCGATTGAGATTTTAATTTTTGCTTTATCGTTCTGGTCGCCGTGATCAACGTCGCATGGGAATAACAACTCAACGATTTCGCCTACGGACTTTGCTCTAAGTTGAGTGAAGATATACTCAATATCAAACGTAGCCAAAGAGTTGACATCAATATTGTCAATGACGCATGCGGAAATGATATCCTTTAGTGTGTCAACCATCACAGTCATATCTTCGCTTTGTTGAGCAATCAATAAAGCCTTTTCTTCTTTAACTAAAAATGGACGATACTTAACACTCTTTTTAGTAGAAGGAATCACCAAATTATATGTTGGTGTACTCATCACTGGTAATGCCATTATTTCTCTCCTTGCATGTTCTTAATCATTTTACTCAATTCAGCTGTGCTTCCTACGAATACAGCGTTGTTAATCACTTTATCAGCAACCTTACCAGTGGCAGTATCTATTTTTTGTTTTTGTTGGTGGATATCCATCAACTGTTGGTTAACGTCGGCGAGTTGTTTCATTAAGTTACCAACAACCTCAAACGCTCTTGGGTGTTCAGATTGTTTAGCAACCTCCAGCGCATGCATTAAAGCATTTTGGCCAGTTATTAGAAGCTCTCTTAGATTGTCGCGAGCATGCTCGTAATCGTTTTCAATCTTACCCTCTGGAGTTGTTACGATCTCTCCAGTAGTGTTATCAATCACTTCAGTTGGTTTAGTTTGAGGCATTAAATCAAATACCTCTGATAATGAATCATCAATTTTCATAGTTATAAATCGCTTCTAGAATTTCTCATTGGTGGATCGCCAGGATCGGCTGCAGTTGTATTTATTACTGGCGCTGGTCTTGGCATTGGGGTTGGCATCGGTCTTGGAATTGGCGACGGTGTAGGTACGCTTCCAACGCTGCTTGGTGCAGGTGCTGTTGGGGTTGCGACTGGCGTAGGTACGCTAGGTGCTGTTGGCATTGTTGGTACGCTGGATGGAAGTGCGATGCCGCCATTATTTGCTCCATTTAATTTCTCTTGAGTTCTACCGTAAGCTGCGATACCTAGAACAGCACCCATGGCCACGTGGAATAAACCAGCACCTTGTAGTGTTAATGGTTGCCATTGTGTTTGAACTGAACCATGGCTTACGCTTTGTAAAATACTCCATAGAATTGGAGCTACCATAAAGTCGAAACCACAAACAGACATGTACATCCATCCCATCATTGGGCGCCACTTGCTGTTCATCCAATCTTCTTTTTTCTTTTCGCTTGCGCTCATTTCTTGTTGGTCTGCCATTTTAGAACTTTATTAGGTTTGGAAGTTTTGATACTAGTGCTGCGCCTGCGGCACCAATCGCGAAGTTTGATAATCTAGATGTGAACGAATTGATTGGATCAACTGGATGATTGACACCCTGAATAGTTGTTGATGTTTCGTACCACTTATACGCAAAGTTCACAGATAATTTCATAACATCTTTTCCAGCATAATCTAATTGAATCGCACCAACACTCTTTGGGAATGCTTCATGCATTGTCACAGTGTATGTCTTATTGTCGTTAATATCTTGAACGTACACTTTTATATCTGACACATATGAATCATAGTAGTTGAATGTTCTTGTGTTTGGGTCCATGATACTGTTCTGCCAAACATCAAACAACTTCTTCACCTGCATATCTTTATCGACATAGAAAGACATATTGATGTCTTCAAACAGCTTCTCGTATGGAGCCTTTCTAACTTCACCGAAAGATCTATTTTCATTTGTGTTGTAGTTTAGTCCTGGGATTTGAACCTGATCGCAGAACAATAATGCTGTTTGCAATGTGTATGTGTCGAATTTGAATGGTATACCAATTTCAACAGCATATCTGTTGGTTCTGGCCATCCCACTACTTTTGACTTGTGCTATGAAATCTTTTATCATTACGCTTTTCTTATAATTCTTCTGGACTCTGCCCAGACTTGTTGTTTAGAAGCTCCGACGAAACGCTCAACTGGTAACAACATAGCAGTCGCCCAGTCTTCTGAATAGATTTGTCTGAATTGACTTCTTACGTGGTTGGATAAATAATGTTTCACGCAGGGCTTTGCTGCAGCGTATCTGGAAACTCCATCAATTAGAGCCCAACTGTATTTAATTTTTGTTGTTTTATCCCATCGACTGTTATTCTTAAAAATAAGAAGTTGATCCAGCAACTTAATTCTAAGGTCGTATGGGAGATAATGCATGTTCAATCCAAGAAACCCATCTGGCATCTTTCTAAAAGGAAACACCAGAGGAAATCTATCGTAATACGGTAACTCCTCTTTCAATTTTGGGTCATAAATATACATATAGAGGCTTCCAGGCATAATCGCATTTTTGAGATCAGCTGGTTCGCCTTTCAAGACTTTATTGGGTGTGATGTTCTGCTGCGCCATTGAGGCGACCTGCTTATCGAACCAGCTTCTAGATCTTTTAACAGCAGTCAAAAGGTCGTATTTATTCTGGTCGAAAACGTCTTGGATCGGTTTTTTAATTGCCATATGGTTATTTAGTTAAACAAGTCCGAGTTCTTTTTCTGTAATGATTTTGAATTCCCAACCACGGTCTTTACAATATTCTTTAGCTGCTGCCCATTTTGCTTGATTTTTGATAAATGTCATTGATTCTGCGAGGTATCTCTTGGTTTGACGTCCAGGAAAAACTGGTGGAGCAGTCTGTTTTGCAGGTTTCACTTCTACAAGATATCGTTTTATTGAGCCATCCCTTTGTTTCACTTGGATGTTAAAATCAACAAAATAGCGATGAAACCTATTATCCGTTGGGCAGCGATATGGAATTATTGTTTCTTCTGAATTCCACTTTAGAATGCTTGGATTATGGTCGCACCAAGTAGCAAACCTAGTCTCCCAGCTCGAGCGCATGATGATGTTTGTCGGATCTCCAGAATATTTTTCTGGATTTATTGGCTTGTATACTCTTTTATGAAACATAAATATTGCTGTAAATAATAACCCTTCTATTTAGATAAAATGGCAAATACCCAAACTACTTCTGGTTTATTGAATGTAGCTGCTCCAGCGAATGGAGCATCAGCAGCATCCCCTCTCCGTACACCATTGGGGACTGCCACTACGTTTGATTCAAACACATACCAAACAAAACAATATAGTTACCCATCGGACTTGTTTGATTCAACAGGTCAATATGGCGGTAACTATGCGATATTCTATATCAACGTATCCGCAGACTCTAAACTGTATAAAGCAGACCCAACACGTACCCTTACCGATATGCCCAAAAGAGATCAGGGCGATCTAGTCGGTCAGAATATAGATCTCGTAAAAGCAAACATAGGTGCTGGTGCAGGCGAGGGTGCTATTGCTGGTGGATTACTCGGAGGTAATCTTAAAGGCGCAGCGGCAGGTGCCGCTACAGGTGCAGTTGCTGGCGCTGCCGTCGGAGCTTTGTTATCTAGTATGGGTACGACAAGAGCAAACAAACGCCTTAAAACCGCTATTGCTTTACATATTCCAAATGACTTATCTATCAGCTATGGTGTTCAATGGTCAGAAGAAGACACTGCCGCATTAGCCATGGGTAGCGCAGTAACAGAAGAAGTTATTAAAGCTGTACAAACTGGTAAGATTAAAGACGTAAAGGGTGTTGGTGCTGAAGTTTTGGCTAGTTTGGCACTATCAAAGGCTCCAAATGCAGGCGCAAACTCAGCCGCAACTGGACTGGCATCAAACCCAAAGAAAGAACAAGTGTTTAAGGGTGTTGATTTTAGAACATTTAGTTTTGATTATAAGTTTTTCCCAAGAAACTCAACAGAGGCGCAGTATGTGTTGAATATCATTCAAGAGTTCAAATATCATATGCATCCTGAGTTCAAAGACTCGAACAATTTCTTATACATTTACCCTTCTGAGTTTGATATTATGTATTATCAGAATGGTAAAGAGAATTTGAATTTACATCGTCACACGTCGGCAGTCCTAACCCATATGAGTATCAACTATACTCCAAACGGAATGTTCACTACATTCGCTGATGGTATGCCAACACAGATTGATGTTAAATTAGATTTCCGTGAATTGGCTCTGTTGACAAAAGATAAAGTTAAGGCAGGTCTATAATGTACTTCGAAAACTTTCCGCAGATGTTGTATGATTACCAGATTGGTAACGACACTCAAATATTTTTAATGACAGATATTACAAGAAACATTCGCTTCAGAAAAGAAGTTCTTGCTAATATTACTGTTTATGATTACTATGATATTGTTGATGGTGAAACGCCAGAAGTAATTTCAGACAAGATCTATGGCACTCCAGAGTATCATTGGGTCATTATGTTAGCCAACGATCTATATGATTATCGTTCTGACTTCCCAATGACATATACTGCTTTACAACAATACGTTACAGATAAGTACGGTTCTGCTGCCGACTCGATTCACCACTGGCAAGATCCAACTGGTAAGTACGTTGTCGACCAAACATATAGTGGCGCAACATCAGTTTCAAATAGACAATATGAAGAAACTGTGAATGAGACGAAACGAAGAATCAAAATTGTTTCTCCGACTCTGATTCAACAAGTCTTAAAGAATTATAAAGAACAATTATAATGCAACCAGGATCAACAAGTCTTCGCTTTGCTGGTGATGTAAGTATTGACAAAGCCTTAATTGTTACTCGTGCTGGCGTTCAGCAGGACATAACAGCGCAGATCATCGCAATCTCTATCTACGAAGATATATTTTCTCCATTCATGACAGGTTCCATCATCCTTAAGGAATCTCTAGACTTCGTTAATCTATTTCCTTTCGCTGGAGAAGAAAGTCTTAAATTAGAAATTTCAACTCCATCGTTGAAGGTTGGTAACATTGCATGCGATTTTTATATCTACAAATTGTCAGATAGAGAATTGGTTGGTGATAGAAACGTTGTTTATCAGTTACATTTCGTATCAATGGAAGCTGTCGTTGACTTAAACAAGAAAATTAGTAAGGTATATACTGGCGCTCCATCAGATATTGTTAAATCGGTCATAACAGATACGATTAATGGTCTTGAGAGTGGTAAGAGAGTTCAGGTTGAACCAACCTCAAGAGATATTGCGTTCATCTCTAATTTCTGGTCGCCATCTAAAATTATTCAGTACGCCAGCGATATGGCTGTTAATAAGAACGGATCGCCTAGTTACGTGTTCTTTGAGAATCGTGATGGTTTCTATTTTGCCAGCTTAGACACATTATACGCAAACCCTGTCTATGCTGAGTTTGTGTATGACAAATATACAAGAGACGCCCTACCAATGGGTCAAGACGTTCGCGATGTTGCGGAAGATTTCAAACGTATTGATCACATAAGCATTCCTACTGGGTTTGATTATATGGATAGAATCAGAAGTGGTATGTTTTCTTCTAAGATGATTTCTTTTGATTTAACAAAGAAACAATATAATGTTAAGAACTTTACGATGTTCGACAACTTTCAAAAACAGAATCATCTTAACAAGTTTAACGTCGCTAACACTAATTCAATTTTCAAAACAAATTCGATGTTGATAAATTATCCAAGAGATAACGCAAACTTCAGCGGATTTAATGATGTGACGAATTATAAAAACGAACAACAAAGATTGTCTCTGTTGAAGGCAGCTGAAGCAAACAAGATTCAAATTGTAGTTCCAGGAAGATGCGACTATACTGTTGGTCAAAAGATGAAGATTACTTTATACAAAGTTGATCCAACATCAAAGAAAGACAGCGACGCAGATACTATTGATAATATGTTTTCTGGAAATTATATTTTATCTGCGATTAACCACTATATTACAAGAGAACGCCACGAATGTAATATGGAACTAATAAAAGACACTCTAATGATGAGTATTGATGGAACCAAGTAATGATATACACAGGAATCGTTGAAAACCGCTCAGATCCTCTACAACTTGGTCGTTGCCAAGTGCGTATCGTAGGATTACACACTCATGATAAAACACAGTTAACAACAAACCAACTGCCATGGGCAACACCAATTCAGTCTATATCATCAGCTGCGATGAATGGTATTGGTTATACACCTCTCGGTCCAGTTGAAGGTACAACTGTTATCATCGTTTTCGCTGATCATGATAAACAACAACCATTAATCGTTGGTACTGTTGGTGGTATCCCACAAACACCTGTTGCTATTTCAGCTGACGACAATGATGTTGCTGTAAATGCGTCAACAAAAGTTTCTGACATCTCATTGACAACTATCGTTGGTCCAGTTACTGGTAAACAACTTACCTTCACTGATTCAAAGGGTAGCACAAATTTAACATCAGGTCTAACAGCGAATATGTTCGTTGTTGGTTACGGATTATCCAGCACCTGCTTTATCGTTTCCGTTGATAGCGGAACTCAAATTACGATCAGCGAACCAGTTACTGGTTATGGTCAAAATATCATTACATTTAAGGCAGCTCCAACTAACCTTAATGCCGTTGCTCAAAGTAAAGCATCAAATGTAGTAACAGATGGCTCAGGAAACCCTGTTGTTTCTGGTAATGGTCAACCTGTAACTACAAGCACTCCTGTTGAACAGAGCGCAGTAAATAAATCAATTCCAACTGTACCACCACCTAAGTCTGTATCGAACACAGCAAAGGCAACTGCAGGTATTAATGCGCTTATCGCTGCCTGCGACAAAGTTGGTTTGACTACTAAAGAACAAAAGTGTTCGTTACTTGGTATCGCAGGTGGTGAGAGTGGATGGATTCCACAACTTGAATCATACAATTATTCTAAGTCCAGAATTAAACAAATTTTCTCTTTCTTGAGCGACGCTGACGTTGAACAATATTCAGATGCGCAAAAGAAAGGTTTAACAAGAGAACAATTCTTCAGCGTTATCTATGGTCCAACTCGTAGAGGTAAAGGATTCCTTGGAAACCTAACTGACGACGATGGTGGTAAATACTTTGGTCGTGGATTTATTCAGTTGACTGGTCGTGGTAACTATAAACGATACAACGATCTAGCCAATAAGATGGGTTTGAATATTGATATTCTTAACAACCCAGATTCTCTTGACGCTGATTTAGATGTTTCAGCGATCGTTGCTGCTCTTTATATTAAAGACCGTGTTCCATCGGCAGTTAGTACAACGGATAATCCTGGATTCTTCTATGCTGCCAAAAAAGCAGTTGGTGTTAACTCTCCAGATATTGCTGCTCGTAAATTATCATACTACCAATATTTCTATGGCGCTGAAGCTACTGGATCTGTTGAAAAATCAGCAGGAACACCTGCCCCAACGCCACCACCAGATGGAGCATCAGTAACACCTGGACCATCAGCCGATAGTATTGCTCGCGGAACAGATAACACTGGTTTCAGAGATCCAAACAATAAATATCCTCTTCAAGATTATATCAACGAACCAGACACAAACCGTCTTGCTCGTGGTATTATCAAAGGCACTGTTGTTGAGTTGAAAGACGGAACTCGCGATCAGGGTATTCCTATCGCGATTGATGGTGGATCATGGGATCAACCTCTATCAGCATTTGGTGCGAAATATCCATTCAACAAAGTATTAGAAACTGAGTCAGGACACATTCAAGAATTTGATGACACTCCTGGACAAGAACGTATTCACACTTATCATAGAGCAGGAACTTACCACGAGATTGACCCGAATGGTTCTGAGACAGTATTTATCAATGGCGAATCGTACGTCATTATGCTCAGAAACAATTTCGTTCACATTCAGGGTGATTGTAATTTAACTGTTGCTGGTAACGTAAACATCTACGCTCAATCTGATGCAAACATTCAGGTAGAAGGCGATGCTACTCTACAGGTTGGTAATAACCTAACAGCTGGCGTTGCTAATGATTTCAGTTTAGCTGTTGGTGGAAACATGCAAATTAAAGCAGGTGGTAGTTTTGATATTGCCGCTGATAACATGACTGTTAATTCTGCCAACAACTTGTTTATGCAATCTGGCGCTGGAACTAGCATTAATGCTGATTCGATTGAAATTGAATCTGCAGGCGACACTAACATTCTTGCTGGTGGAACTTTATATGCAGATTATAGTCAGGGTCAGTTTGGTAACGGAGCGTCTTCCGCTCAAACAGTTGACAGCTTTGATTTACCACCTCCAGCTGCAGGTAATCCATTATATCCAGATGTGCCAGAACTTCAGGCTCCTGACCGTGTAACAGAAGAACTTGCCGCTG